ACATAAGAAAAAACTTCAAAAACAAAAATATTAAGTAGGGATATTTTACTAGTGTCGTTATGGATAAAAAATAATTGCATTATATTTTAAAAAGATATCACAATATGAAAATGACACTTCATAAATACCAAAACTACGTGGTATAAGTATTTTATATGGCATTATTATAGATGATTCTACTGATACCATTGGGAGGACGAGGTGATAGATTCAAAAAACTAGGTTATAAAAAACCAAAACCATTAATTAACGTTATGGGGAAACCTATAATCACGTGGTTATTTGATCATTTAGATTTAAATAGTATTACTATGGTTATTATTCCCTATAATCGGGAACTTGAAAAATATTGTTTCGAAGAATTCATGACCAAAACATATCCCAAGATCAATTTTAGATTTGTCAAAATACCTTATCAAACTCAAGGAGCCGCAGAAACGGTATGGTATGCTCTCAATACATTAGCATCGGACATGAGAGATTGTCCTATTTTATGTTTGGATGGAGATAATTTTTACCTGAATAATATTGTCCAACAATGGAAAAATGGTAATAGTGTTTTCTTTTATCAAGACGATAGTGGCAAAGAATGTTTTTCATTTATCACCATGAATGACCAAAATCATTTATTAGATATTGCCGAAAAAGAACGAATATCTAGTTATGCATGTACGGGTGCCTATGGTTTTGAGTCATATATGATTCTTAAGAAATATTGTCAAGAAATCATGAAACAAAATCTAAAACAAAAAAATGAATATTATTTATCAGGTGTTGTTAAATTAATGATTACGCATGATTATCTATTTTATGGCCAAAGTGTTTCTACCAATGATTATGTTTGTTTGGGAACTCCTTTAGATGTCAGATTATTTTGTAATAATTATCCTAAAATTAGTGCCAATAATGGTCATGAAACTATTAAAACTCAAAGATATTGTTTTGATTTAGATAATACTTTGGTTACCTATCCTAAAATTGATGGTGATTACAGTAGTGTGCAACCTATCCAACATAATATTGATTTTTTGAAATATTTGAAAAAAATAGGTCACACTATAATTATTTATACCGCCAGACGCATGAAAACTCATCATGGAAATCTTGGCTCGGTGATGGCCGATATTGGCAAAATTACTTTTGAGACACTGGTCAAATTCGACATTCCATATGACGAAATTTATTTTGGCAAACCGTATGCAGATTATTATATAGATGATGCAGCCATATCGGTCTATGATGATTTGGAAAAAGAAATTGGTTACTATCGATCGAACATAGATACCAGATCATTTAATAATATTGTGGGAGATGTCATTTATATTTATAAAAAATATGGTAAAGATTTGTCCGGAGAAATTTATTGGTACGAACATATTCCTAACAGTATTAAGGATATGTTCCCACTTTATTTTGGCTCGGATGGTCACCAATATACTATGGAAAGAATTAATGGTATACCATTTTCCAGACTGCTTTTGTCACAGGATTTAACAATTGAACAACTTAAGCATATTATTAATAGCATACATCGAATTCACCAAACTCCGATCCCAGAAACGGAACCAAAAATCAATATATATCAAAATTATATACCAAAATTGCGAGAACGATACGAAAATTATGACTATAAACAATTTCGTAACTCGGATAAAATATATCAATTAATATGCAATCAATTGGATGAATACGAACGTAATTCTTACGGACAATTAGCTATTATTCATGGTGATTCCGTTTTTACTAATATAATGATCAACCAATTTGGTAAAATTAAATTTATAGACATGAGAGGCAAAGTTGGTTCCACTTTGACCATTACGGGCGATAAATATTATGATTGGGCAAAACTCTATCAATCTCTCCTGGGTTATGATGAAATATTGGAAAACAAGCAAATTACCATCCAATATAAAAATACGTTGATTGAATATTTTGAAAATAGATTTGTGAGTGATTTTGGTGAGAAATTATTTCACTATTTGAAATATTTAACTTGTAGTTTATTATTTTCTTTGATACCACTGCACGACAACCAAAAGTGCCAGAAATATTATCAATTAATTTGCCAAATATTAGATTTAGCGATTTGAAATTATGATTGTTCTTTTCCAAGCACGCCCAATATCTTTGAAATATCGATTGGCATATTTGGAACAAGTATTATTGGTTGTACCGAAACGTAGAAATATAATTTTGTTACTATTTTTGGCATTTTCGGAGTATTGATTTAAATTTTCAATAGGCAAAGTAAAATTATGTTTGGCCTCAAATTTGTTCATTATCAAGATTCGACAGTCATTTATTTTTAAATAATGTTCTTGGTAAATCAAACCTGATGTGACAAAATTTTTGATATGCTTTAGTGTATCCAATGTGTCGACACATGAATAATAAATAATACCGTTCTTTTTGACAATTGTACGCAAAACTCGACGACTGATTTTTTCTGGATTAATATGTGGAGTATTAATCTTCAAAAAGTTCTCGTAAAACAATTTCGCCAATTTATGACCCATTAAAAATGGAGGAAATGATCCCAATTTATTATAAACTAAACTAATCACAGAATAATCCAGAACAAAGTTATCCAAAAAATATTTCAACTGACAATTTTTGTTGACCACCCAATCGTCTTCCAACCACAACACGCAAGATTCTGCGGTCAAATAACTAATGGATTCCGTCAATAATTTTTTGACAGCGTTAAAAAAATTAGGACTATTCGATTGATAAATATGTAAGTGGTAATCACATAAAATATTTCTTAAATTATTTTCAACGCATGTTGAATTGTTTTGGCAATAAACTGGTTTGTCTATATTGATAAACCAATGGACATCATATTCATTGCCAATAAATTTCTTGTATGAGGGGAAAGCAATATTGTGAATATCTAACCTGCACAATGCTGTGGTAATAATAATGACACGTTGTATCATATAAATAATTATAAGTATAGGTATGATTATAAGTCGTAAATTATAATAAATTCTTATCGAATTAGACTTATAGTCATATCTATATATAATTCAATGCAATCACACATGGACGAGATCATATTGACCATTTATTACTCTAATCATATGGATCCGCAACGAAATATTTATCAAAAAAAAAAATAATTTTGCCTACATCAAAAAATTTTATCAATCTGTTATCAAAAATCAAATGCATGCTGTTATTTTTCATGATGGGTTATCTTCCGAATTCATTCGAAAGTATCAAAACGATAAAATCAAATTTTTACCCATACCCGAGAAAAATTACAATTTGTCCAGCATGAATGACATCAGATTTATGATTTATTTGGACTATGTGATAGAAAATCCCACACTCCAAAAAATTATCATATCTGATATTGCCGACGTGGAATTTTTCACTAATGTTTTTACAAATATTAATCAGAACAAGTTATATGTTTCTTACGACAGAAATCGTACTTTTAAGCACTATTATTTGACGAACAGAATCAAACTAACTTATCGTAATCCTAATATGTTCGATGGCCTAACAAATTATAAAGCTCTGCAAGCCGGTCTTTTTGCAGGAACACGTGACATTATTTTGGCTTGTTGGGTCATATGAAATATGAATTTGAAAATCTTGTTGATACTTCATATAATACAAACTATATCGTTTATAATCATGTGGTTTATACACATTTTTTGGACAAAGTAATATTCAGTGGCAATGGCAATCATATCAAAACGAAATGTGGTACCCAAATTAAATACGTAAGTTGGGATAATAATTATACATAAATATTGTCAAATCATCTGGATGCCTAAAAAATTGAAGAATCATTGGATAGAAAATTAACTGGCATGATTTCAGGATTATTCACTAGTATATACTTCATGAGATTCACAATTTTGAGATATTTACGGGAAGTTTTGATATTGTTTTTGCCAACAACAAGTTTATATTTTTTATTCGATGAATCATATGAAAGAATTGTACTTTGATAATAGCCGTGATCCAAATATTGAAAAATAACATCTTCACCAATGGCAATATTTTCCACCAAATATTTATCCGTGAAATTAAATTTGTGGCCAAAATGTTTGACCAAAATTATGGAATAAACAAAATCAACTAATTCCAATGTCTTGATATTGTTATTAATTTGAATGATAGTCGAATTGGAATTTGTATCTACTTGTTGCATCGATTGTGCTAAATGTGGATTTATCAGAATTTGATTCATTTTTTTGTTACAATCACTTGTTTCTATTAGTTCAGGTTTCCCGGCCCTTCCAATCAAACAAATAATTTCCGTCAATTTCGGTAAATCCTCATGAACCTCGAAATTTGGAAACGCTTTCAAAATATCAAGTTTTGTTTGATTATTTTGGTCGTCTGATGTTGATTCGTTTATAAAATGCACTTGATAATTACGATAAAGTAAAAAATAAGCTAATTCATACCAAAGATCAGCATATGTAATTTCGTTATTGATTATAATATGTTTGTTATTCTTTTTGATGCTATGACGGTTCATACATTTATAATAAGTATAAGCGTGGCCAATCCATTTGGGATGCAGATCATATTGTTTAATGTGACATTGGTTAAGTGTTTGGCCTTCCACCCAATGACCTTTTTTTTGATAAGTACTAATATGATTAAACAAGTAACACATATTTTTCATAACATTATAAGTCCCGGCGAAAAATTTATCATTAGTCACCAATCCTGTGTTACTCGCATATTTGTCCCGGATTAAAAATATATCTTTGTCCGTAGCATTAGCAAAATCTTCAACATGAAGATGATCCTGCCAAATAAAATCAAGCCTGGCACGAATAATAATGTCATATTTGGTCCCTGTTTCTTGACAATATTCTTCCAATAATTTAAACGATTGATAAATTTTGTAGTACATTCCACAAGCATTGATGCCATAATTGCGTGACTTTTCGTTGGATAATTTAGAAACATCTATGCCACTTTCTTTAATTATTAATTTTTCCCAATCATCGTTGTAACTATCTATGACATACTTGATTGGTTTCAAACAATTGATTACATATTCTTCGGAACAAGCATCATTACGCCACTTGAAATTATTACATGAAAGTTGACTAACATCTGGCATTTTCCACAAATGCAAAAAAATATCGGCATTCAAATTATCCAATACATATCTTTTGATTGATGGAAAACATGTGTCGAAATCTCTAATGGATCCTGAAAAACAAATTGCAAATTTCATATGAGTTTAATAATAAATCTATA